ACTGTCAGAAGAGATATATGCTGACGCTGCCCGCCTTAACAAACTATAAATACCTCTTATACCTAACAGCGCTCCCGCATACTGAAGAATTTTCCGTTTAATACGTTCAAAATAAGTGCCGAGTCTATTCGCGTCAAATGAGGAATCTTGAATAGTCTTTCTGAATGACATTGACTCTCTATTCGCTTTAGTCATTTCCTCTTTCGCTTTTTCTAGGCCTTCTTTAACGTCCTTCACGCCTTCATTGCTGGCTTTATATAACTCTAGATTGACACCATAAGTCCCATTCTCAAGTGATTCTATGGTCTCTTGTAGTGCTTGCGCTCTAGCAAAGGTCTGGTCTATCTGGCCTATTAATTGCTGATAATCCGTATTATTTTCAAGATAAGTACCTCCATCTCCTGAAAACTGCATCGTTGCTAGTGGGCCTAATGATTCTCTAGTCTCCTGTTCCTTCGCAATCAAAGCGTCATACTGTTTAAGGACGTCATCTAACTGCTTGCTTAAAGCAGCTATCTGCTTACGCCTTTGAGTATCAGTTAAAGCAATACCAACCCCGCCTATGCTAGTCTCTATTTTTCGCTTAGCACGTTCTACCATTGCGTCTAATTCTGACAAATCGCCTGATATACCTGTGTTATCTATAGATGTTTCTATCCTTATGCTGCCGTCGTTCATGCCTACTCCTCAAATAAACTTTCGAATCTGTCGATTGCTTCCTGCTCTTCCCTTGAACGTCTTACTGGCATGGCCAATGCGTTCTTCGCGTCTGCGATTTTGTCGCGTAATTTCGCGTCTTTAATTGTCGATAAGTCATAGTTACGTATTTCCCGCACCCTCGACAAAATACAATCCTCCGTCAATCCTCGCAGTAAATTGACGAATTGGTAATAATGCATGTCTGTATTTGCTAAATCAATATGATAGTCGCTCATAAATGAGGCATATATATACGCCTCATCTGCTTTAAAATCCATATCTTTTTTCCCGCCTTTTTGCGATTTATCACCACAACGCAAATATACAGTACATGCTTCTATAAACTTGTCTATGTTCTCCTCTGGGATAAACCCAAACAACATGTAGACAATCGCTAATGTTCGTTCCTCGTTTCCTATATCTGGATTCTCAATTACGTCAAAGCATTTCAAAGCCGTTTTAAAACTTGTATCAATTGGATATTTCTTGCCTTCTATCGTTGCGTACTTAGGAAATGTCAATTGAATCACTATCCTGCTTAGAACCATATTTCTTTGAAATGCGTTCCATGATTCCAGCGCTAGTCAATCTCATACGGTCCAGATGTGACGTTCCATCTTCGCCCTTAGCCTGCAATGCTTCGAATAAGTCATCGAACATAGTCACGTAATTTCTATCTCCAAATATCTTTTGACAGCCGCCTTCGCCTAAAAATTCATCCATGGCAGCTCTCATTCCAGCAAAGCAATCTTTATATGCCTGTAAGCGTTTTTTCTCGTTTTCAGACATAAATTCATCCTTGCCGATTTTGTCTTTCTTCTTGTCTATCAAGAGCATTGTACCCTTGAGCTTTGTCTGCTCTTGTTTAACTCTATCAATGGCTCGCTGAAACTTAAACGGTAATTCTATGTCTGCCAAATCAAATTCTATTGTGTCGCCATTGTCATTAACTTCTATTCTGTATATGTCTTTCTTTTCTATTCTTAAACTTTCCATAATATCCTCCTTAGAATATATACGTTAAAGAGGCGGGAAAATCCCGCCTCTTTCATACTTAGGACGCTGTAAATGTCATTGTGCCATTGGAGATTGTCGCTGTTCCTACTATAGGGTCTCCATTAAGGGCAACATTATATGTTATCTGGAGATTTCCTCCACCTTCGCCGCCGAAATCACCTAACTGGATTACACAGTTATTCTTTTCAGCTGCATATGTGGGAGTATCGCCGCTTGCATCATAGATGTAAACAAATACAACATCTGTTTCAAGGTCAGCACCTGTTGCGCGTGATTTTCTGAGGCCGTCAATGTATTCAAAAACAGGCTCGCCTGAATAGCATGTCTGAGTCCCGTCTACGGATGGAGCATATGAGTCAATGCTGTTGGTTGCGTTGTCTTCATCTATATAAGTCTCAGTTGTAGTGTTGGGATTGTAAGAAATGCTCTGCGATGTTATACCTTTTCCCATGCGAACATAAGTTGCTGTCTCACCGTTAGGAGTTGTATTAATGAATGTCGCGAACTGACTTCTTTTAATTTTTTCCATATTCTTATCCTTTCTTAGTCTACGTCATATATTAGCCTGCACTGGATTTGATATCGTGCGCTCGACAGGTTGCCTGAGATATCAAAGAGATATCCGCTAGATGTCGCTTCTATCAATGAAGGCGTTAGGCCTTCATCCAGTGTGGGAAATATGTTGTTATCTGTGTTCTGCTTTAACCAGTCTCTAAAATTCTCAAAAAAGCCTATATTGTCTATGTTGTTCTGGACCTCTTCAGAATAATAAAACCTTGTCGCGAAATTGAACGCATATTGTTCTTCCCTGCTACCGTCCGTGTATGTCCTGATAACTGGGTTCACGGGAACAGGCTCGATAGAATACACGTCATCATTTTCCGCAAGGAAATCAACCATTACTTTGCCGTATTCTTCCAAATATGGACAATTTTTAATGTAGTCTCTGATTGCTTCAATTATTGCCATTGTGTCCCTCCTATAAGCCTGCCAATGCCATTCATAATATCATCCTTGTTGTCCAGCCATGCGCGTTCTACCCATCTCGGTCCTCTCAATGGCGCACCGTTATAATGCAAATCTATGTCCGTTAAATCCTTTGGCCAGTTAGGCCGCGACCAATGTCTGCCTGTTTTAGGGTCATAAAATGAACCTTTCCTTGTAAACGGGTCTACCATTAATTTGCCGTACCAGTGATACCTCGCATAAGGCGTCCTATACTCGATAGCTTTATAGTCATCCGTAACCCTGCCACTCGCCTGCAATGCACCACTCCTAAATGGTACATACGCGCTAGATAAACGGAATAATTCAGACGTTAAAAACCTCTGAACACGTCCGCGCTCATCTAAACCTAACTTCTTAAGCAAGTCTGGGACAGGCTCAAGGTTAATCTCTACTGTGTAAATAACCTTCATCATGCACCTGTTATAACTATGTTATCCACATTACCTAAAGGAGTATTAAAGGCAATGGAGAGAACTGTATACCCATTTAATCCCTTAAATGTGGTAATGTCTTCCCCATTGCCTAATATAATTCTGTCTTCAGGTTTACAATCCCATTCCACCCCATAAGTTTTCGTCCTGTCTGGAGATGTAGTTACCTGCACGGATTTACTCTGAGAGACGCCATGAGACGCTTGATTAACTCCTATAACCTCATGCCAATAGACATCATCAATAACCTGTTTCGAATAGGTCTCTCCATCATATCTGTATATGGTCATTGTATGAGGAAACATATTCATCTTTCCAGCCTCCCGTAATGCATGCCGCCATATAACAGGCCCGTACCTGATAGCAGCATTCTCACTAAGGCATAGTTAGAACGCGTATAGTCCTCGGATGTTTTGGCCTGAACCGCGTATGTCACGCTATGATTACCGACGGACTCCGACGCTACAATAGACGCCTCTCCGTCGTTTTGCTTTATCTCAGTCTGCATCTGTTCGCACAACGCGCATTCGGCCGTTTTGACTTTGTCCATATAAGGTTTTGTCGTATCAATATTATGCATGGTTGCATTGTCTAAAAATGCATCAGCATATATTGCTAAATGGTTATATTCTGCCTCTGTGGTTATTTTTGTCCCGCAAAAGGTATCTGTATAGTAAGTATAATCAGCGTACATAGTTAATCCTTTTTCTTTGGTTTAGAACTGGTTTTTTTCTTCTCTACCTTGGGCTTTATTAGAATAAATCCCATATCGAGAAATTCCTGTAAACGGCCGTCTTCGATTTCACGATAAACGCCGTCTCTGTATACAGTTTTCATAATTATCTCCAATTAATAAAAATTAATGGCTGTCGTCGTCGTCGCCACTTGTTGTCGCCCAGTTAACAGCGCTGCAATAAATGCCACTTGCGCCATTGTCTCTAACCCATGCATCATGATAAATTCTATAATCAATCTTGTATGCATCAGCTTTCTGGTTAACGTCTGGCTCAAAAACTCTGATTCTGCCATGCTTGATTATCTGGATAACAGCATTCGGATTAATAATCATATAGTTAATGTTGTATCCATCTGTTGCTTTAGTGTATCCGCCAGCCGCAACAACGGTAACCTTAGTATAGAATCTTGACTGCGGAACGACGATAACTTCCATTTCGTCGTAAGAACCGAAATTCCTATTAGGATTAGCGCTAGGCTCTAATGTTCTCATGAAGGAGGGAGAGAGCTTAATAGCTGCATATATGTTCGGATTGACGAAAAGATATGCTCCGCTAAGGGCAACCTCTCCGTTCTGAAGTGTTGCTTCACCATTAACGATTGCTGCATCAATGGTCTCTGCATCAAGGGAAGCCTCTGTAGCATGATTTGCGGATTTTGTTGCATAGGTTGCAAATCTAATTGCATCGACCTCAGGAGTAACCTGCGTTCTAACAAACTGGCCTGCTACGCCTGAGAAGGCAAGGCCTAATGTCTCTGCGTCGTCCATTGCGTCTATTGAGAATGAACGTCCTCTATCATAGGAAAATGTATGGCTTTCCCATGTAAGGGTAGCGTCGCCTTCTGCAAATCCCGTTGAACGGTCATAATCTGCGAGAGGACTCATTGAGATTTTAGCTATCTGAACTGTTTTTGCGTCTGCTGTTTCTCTTACAAAAGAATCTGGAGTATCAAGAACAGCGGAACGCGATTCTAATTTGTATACCTCGTCCAGCATGGGGAGATATTTAGTAACTAATGCGATTGAATTTGGCATTTTTTAATTCCTTTCATTTCTTCAATGGCGGCAATCCCATTGCCTGCCTGATTTTAGCCATTTCTAACCCATCGTCGGCCTTTTCACTGTGGTCCAGCCCAGATTTCTGAGAAGGCTTTTCCTTTGAAGGCTCTTCAATAAATAGATATGGCTTCTTTTCTTTAAGCGTCTTTATTTGTTCGCTTAATCCTATTACTTTCCCGTCCTCAATCGTAACCGAATCAAGATTTACTAAATTAATGATGTCTTCTGCATCTCTTGCTTGTTCTTTTACGATTTCTGCACGGATTTTGAGATTTTTAATTTCAGCGTTAAGAGGGCCTGTTGCATCTTCTACCGCTTTATTTACTGCATTTTGTGTAGCGGTTTTCTGCTCTTCAGTCCATTTTTCTTTCGCTGTGTTTAGCGCCTTTGATACTCTTTTGTCAAATTCGCTCTGATACACCTTATCCTCTAAAATCTCGTCGAATGATAAGGGCTGCGGCGTTCCACCCTGTGTTCCACCATTAGTGTTTTCGTTTTCCATTTGTTCCTCCTCCAGCACGTTCAATGCCCGTACTGTAAATTAATTTTTAATAAACAGACTTAATCCATCTGCCTTATTAACTCTGTTTTGGTCATTTCCTTCTGAGATATATAGTCTTGGATTTTAAGCATCATACCTTGGGCCTTTATCATCTCGTCCAGATTTGTCCTGTTGATTCCTATGTCCTCTTTTTCATTGACATAAAACCGCATAATGTCAGCTTTATAGCCTTCAGCTTCTTTGATGTCTTTATTGATTCCATCAATCAACTTTTCGTATTTTTCCCTTACTTCCATGATTCGATTCCTCCTATTATCGACTCTCTTTCCGCTTGACGCGGGATTTTGTTTTCTATGCAAAACAGCGCGATGTCCTCGCGCTGCTTAGATAGTTTAGATTTTAATTTGTCAAACTGTTCTCTATCGCCTGAATAGTACGCCGCACCCATTTCGCGAATGGTACTTCTGATTGCCCTTTCTTTCGCTCGTTGTTTCTGCGTCGTTTTATAGACTTTTTCGTTTTCAACCTCATCAATTTTGTGCTTTTGCGGCGTTGATATTCCTTTGAAAAAAGGGTACATCCTGTGACGACAGTTAACGCCGCCCAGCCCTAATATGTCATCTGGATAACCTGTGTTTTCCTTAAGGTTTCCGTATTCTTCATCCGAACCATGTACCTTAAAGATTTTTCCCTGCCATCCAGCATGATTAGCTATTGGATTTGTAGCGTTGACTCTCGCTCCCAAATGAGCGGATATCTCCACATAGTCACAGCCCAAATCATTGCACATTTTATAACTGGTCCTGTTGGCTAATTGATGTACCGCCGTCATGGTATCACGCCTTACCGTGCCTTCAAGAGAATAGTGTACGACTGTTCCGCTCCTCATGTACGTTGCGCCCGTTATGCCCTTCTTGGCCATATTGTTTAGCGCTCTCCGTATGGATGTGTTGTAATCATATGTCCCTGTTGATACCTCTATATATGCCTGATTAAGAACTGTCATATACTCTTGCTTAGCGGACTCCAGCGCTCGCGTCTGTATCAATTGCATGCCTTGATTCATGGTCTGTATTGCATCACTGAAAACATCTTGCATGGCCGTAGACTCCAGCATTGCCGCTGGCTCTATATCAATCTGCCCTGCATCAAAAGCTTTCTGTAATTCGTCCATGTCTATGTTGCCGTATCCTGCTTTCATGAGCATTTTAGCAACTTCCTCGCGCGATTTCCCTGACAACGCGGATATTATCTTGACGCAATCAGCGTTCAATTTACCCAATTCATCCAGCTTCTTAATTTGCCACTCAAAAGAACCGCCGATTTTGTCGTAAAATTGTATCCTTTTCGCGATTTCGCATATTAGCTGGTATTCAATCCTTGTATATACAGATATCAAATCGTCATTTAAATTTTCGATGTTGTAAATCATGTTCCCTCAGGCTCTTCTATCACTTGTGGATTTCGCTCTCTTAACTTATCCCTGTATTGCAGGGCCTGTTCCTCGGTCATCTTATATACATCCATGTAATACTGGACTGCATCAATAAGGCCCGCATTATAGTCAAGCAATGCCTGACGCTTAATTTCTGACGTATCTTCAATGATAGAGTCATCAAAATTAACAGTTATATCTACGTCTGTATTTACTGATTCGTCCACAAATTCATGCTCAATAAACAATAAGCCACGGACCATTTCAATAATGCTTTCGCGCATTAATGTCTCATGCTTTTTTAAGGTCCTGAACATTTCGCTGTTTTCGCTGATTATTTGTGTAGCGGTCGTAACGTTGCCGCCGTCCCATCTGAAACCATTAGAACCGAATCCGACATCCTGACTGTATAGATTAAGCATGGTCTGTAATGCTGCCTCATGCTCTTCGACTCTCAGCGTTGGGTTAATCTCCTCCATGAATCCATCAGCTCCGACATCAGGCAAACGATAGAAAACGTCATCCGCTGGGTCAAAAACAGGTATTTCCTTGCCATCCTTATCATAGTTAACGGTCGTTACACCTTCTGATACGAACAGCTTTTTACGGCCCAGCTCAAACTCCTTATACAGTGAATCAAAAATCAGGTCGATTGTCTTTAATTTGTCTATAGCTCCTGAAAAAACCGACGTGCCAAATGGACTGTTGAAATTATCTCTGTTTGCAACATTAGGCCGCCATACTTGAAACAAGGGCCTTTTGCTGTGTGTCTCCCATTTCTGAATTATGTCATGTTCTTCATAAAAGTCATTAGGGACTTCAATTAGGTTATATCCAAATCCGCTTTCATAGTCTTTGCCTGTAAAGAGTAATGTGTTATCTACCACATATTCATCGTTATCATCCAGCAAATGCGTCTCAAGATATACGTACTCCTGCCCGTCTATAACCTTACGTGACGAAAACGCAACCTCTGTAAGCCTGCCAGAATCGTAAGTAATAGGATACATAAACTCCTGCGTTATGTATTTAATGTTTGTCTTTTTCCCGTCCCAATACTCGACGGTGAAGCCCTCCCCTAAAGCAAAAGAACGCTCTATAAGATTATTCCCGCGGACATAGAAGTTAGTCTGTGTTAATAAGTCTTTGATTTTCTGCTCTATTTCTGGGTTTTCACTGTTGATTTCAACCTTTTCATTGAGCAGCAAGTCAGCCCATCTCTGGCATGCCATAAGGGCCATCATAAGAGATTTTCTTTCTCGTTTTAAATGTCTCTTGCCCGTGTATATACTGTAAGAATGAAAATCATCGACATGGCCTTTATACCACTGTTCCCAAACGTTTAATTTCGTGTCGATATCTTCCTGAATTACTACGATACTTTTTGATTTGAGATATTCAACTATGTTTTTATCCATCTGTTACCTCGTTAAATCTATCATTGTTCTCATCATTTTTTCCTGTGAATACTCGCAGCTGTCTATGTTGTCTATGTTTGTGCTGCCGTCGTCTAATCTAACGTCTTCATGCTTATCGTCCCATACAGCATTGTTATATGCGTCTATCGTTTCGCTACATGTGTCCAGAATAAAGAAACGCAGCTGCTCAAACATTGATAAACCGAATCGGATACGGTCTATAATAGGACCTTTAAGCGCATCCCTAACGGGGCAGGGTACTTTATCCCTTATCAATCTGCTTCTAATTCCGCGGATTAATACCTGCTCTGCTGAATCGCAAAAGATTTCCCTGACTGGGTACTCCGCCCTGCATGCTGCAACAAAATCGGAAAAATAATCCTCTAACTGTTGCGGCGTTATTTCTTCCTTTATTCTTTTTTCTTTAACCACGATGCACTGTTGAAATCCCTTTGTGAACGCTGTACATGTAAACGCTGTACTTGACTTATTCCCGCCAAAGTCAACGCCTATTGTCGCATATATAATGTCTTTTCTTAGCGCATTTTTATGCCATCCGTTTTCGTCCGTCATGGCCCACTCTTGCGCGGACAATATGTTTTTATCTGTGAATGACTGATATATTCTGCCTTCGGCCGTTACCCATAGTCCTAAAACGTTACGCTGATAGAACACTCCTGTAAACATCCTTCTATAACGTTCCTTGACTGCATCAGATAACGTCAGATTGTCATCCATCATGAAATGTAAATATAAAAGCCTCTTAGAGTCTGCCATGTCAATGTAATCCGTCTTAAACCAATGATTAGGGCTTTTAGGGTTACAGTTATACCAGATTTTAGCGCCCTCGACTGAACAACGCGCCTCGCCTTGACTGACAAAAGAATAAGGCATCAACGCCACTTCATCGAACATTATGCCCGCTAACGTCATGCCTTGTATTAAGTCCTGCGAACTTTCATCGCGCCCGCCGAACTCGTAAAAATAATTAGTTTTACCGTTATATGTAATTATTAATAAGTTTTCAGTCCTCTTTTCTTCATACTGAAAGCCTATTTCTTCTAGCTGTTTTTTTAAAGTGTTGATAACGTTACGTCTCAGACTCCCTACAGTTTTACCACATAAAGCAAAATCGCACTCAGAATATGAATGCATGGCCCATTGAATGAATGATATTCCCATTGATATCGTTTTGCCTGAACGTACTGCACCGTCACAAATTATTCCGTCATAACTATTATATGGGCTTGCATCCGTCCACCATGTTAATACCTTTAGTTGTTTTTTGGAAAAAGGCTCAAACTGGAAACCGCTATTCATCTTTCCATACTTCTCCCGCTATTTGATTTAGGGCATTAATAAATGTGTTATCCTGCTTCTGTTCTGTTGTTTGTCCTCCTAGGCTTATGAGCAATTCATATGATTGCCTATCGCCTTTAAGCGCCTTCTTTAACTGTGCTGCCGTCATGGCCTCTTTAACAGTTAAGTTTTTGCCCTTTAATTCAGCCAAATTTTTAATTTCATCTAATGCACCGTCTGTTATTGGCATTTCAAGAAATTCATTTACAATGTCACGTATTGCTTTTTTCTCACGTCTTACCTGCGCGGATTTAAGGCCTCCCTTGCGTCCGTACTCACGGGCTTCTGCTGGGCTTAGCCCTTTACTGTATTGGATTAGATTCTCTTTAGCCATTTCTACTTACCGTTATAATCTAGCCTGCCTTTTAAGCTGCCTAACTCTACGCCTTAACGTCATTAGAGCATTTATGTCTCCTGATTCTGTTCCTTCTCTAACTCTGTTTATTTCTGCTGTAATAATAGAGTCCTGACGTCTTAATGCCTGCGCTATAGAATTTATTCCGCTTACACTTCTGGCATTTCTAAAGGATGTCTCCAGCCTGTCAACTCTTTCACTTATACCCTTATAATCCCATAAACGGCCTAATTCGGATACTCTCGTTATATCGCTGTGTAAATGTCCTTCTGCGTCTTCCCATAAAACTTGACGCGATATATACTGTCTGCCTTCTTCCGTTGTGGAAATACCGTCATGCGTTGCACTGACAAATGCACCGTTCTCAATAACTTGATTGTTTAGCATTTCTCCCCAATTATCGAACGCTACAACCTCAGCTCCGCCTTCTCTTGATACACGGATAAACTCTTCAACCTCAGCATTTGTTAAAGGTTCACCGAATTGTCTTTCTCTTCTATTCCCTTTTAAGTCACGTCTTGCTGGTTTCGGCATGCTTATACTCCTAATTTATCATCTTAACGTCCATTATTACTGCCCTTTAATCCATTTCGATTCGGTTTAGCCATATAAACTCCATTCAAAAAGGAACACGTTGCCGTGTTCCATTTTGAATATAAAAAAGACATCCCAATTGGGATGTCTAATAGATACTTGGCAAGTGAGCCAGTCCTTGCATCTCTTTGTAACCACTTCGGTGTGTAGCGACCCATTTTCTACCTCAAGTATCTATTTATATTATAACACTATTCATCGCGTTTGTAAATCAATATATTTCTTTTTAATATCTTTTTATAGCCCCTATCGCCCAATTGGTGGAAAGTAATTATAGAATTATGCCTCTCGGCATCTTCATCCCCTATAGACAACTTTAATACGGTCTTTGTTCGTCTTTCTGTAAGATATTTAATATATATAGCCGTATGGTTATCTCTGTCATCGCAGAACTCCTTTTTACAGCATTATTTTTTAATTCTGCTCTCGCTGGCTTAGCCATATGTTATCCCCTTGACTGTACTGTATATGTAAATCCGTACCTTTTTGCGTTCCTTGACATCCATCTTTGAACGCCTTCATTATATGTTAAATTTGCAGGAACTGTAGCATTCCCAACAGCCCTATAAAAACCTGCTGCGTCGAAATTAGGACCTTTTGTAAATGTGTATATTGCCTCTGGCGCGACTGCAACTATACCTCTGGACCTTTCCATGGCTGTACTTTGTAAGTCTGCTAATGAAAACGAACCGCCTTCACCATTGCCTGAAGCTGGATGGTTATGTATGACCAATTCTCCTCTTCTCCCTGAGATTGAAACACTTGTTGCTCCTCCATGAATTAACTGTGTTACAAACCCTTGTTCGTCAACGGTAATACCATGTTCAATCCTGTCATTCACAAATCTATCCGTGAAAAGCTGTAGTGTGCTTTCGTTACTCTGGAAACGACCACCAGTATTCAGTCTAGCAGGGAAGTCTCTTCTCGCTTCTCTACTGCCTCCGCCATCCGCAGCATTGCCGAATGCTTTTCTTCTCTCCTGCCCGTTTCTATCACCCTTTACCGTATATCCTGCTGTGGCAGGTATCTGTGTAAGTTTTTTAATTAACGTTGATATAAGGACGCCGCCGATTCTGTCAGTAAGAACATCATTGGCCTTCTTGTAGGTCCTCTGCTCTTCACCGTCTATAACAATCCATCTGCCATGCTGCTTAAAGATTGCTCCGTCACCTAATTTAACGCCTGTTCTGTCTCTGTATGCCGCAAAGAAACTTGATTCTGTCATATTATCTTCCCCATCTTTTTTCCGTAAATTTTTCTATGCGTTCAGTATTGACTCCCTCCATAAAATCAAACGTCCTGCCGTATACTAAAACCTTTGTAGGTTTAAGTTTTTTTATCATTGTTCCCCACTCTTTTTTTGAGGCTTCAACCATGTTTGGCCTGCTGTCGCGTATCCACATAGACGAATAAGCAACTATAGATTGCTCAGGTTCACCATCCAAAAAGAATTTCAAGCTCCTCTCGTCTGTTGACGCCCTGATTGTAGGAATAACCGTTATCCCATGCTGCTGCCAATATGCAGCTACCCAATGCTTTCTGTAATGATTGAATATCTGTGTTGCCAATGGCATGTCACCATATGGCGAAAAATCAGGCGACAGCACCGCGTCGTAATGTCTCAGTTTATCTAGATAAGCATCTGGATTATTCCATACTCTCTCAAACTGATAGTCATCTACGAAAAAATGAACTCCCTTCCCTGTAGGATTACTATCACTCATGACATAATTGAAACCTATCCACTCATTTATTTGCGGAATATCATTAACTGGCTCTATCTGCGGGATATCGTAAGGGCCGACACCCGCAAACTGTGCATAGGCCAGATTAAGAATATTCTCCTTCATGGTCTGCGTCTGTTGTACGTAGTCTACCTTTTCTTCATCATCTGTCAGCCAGTCGTCCGTATCATCGAATCCGAATGCTGTCATGTCTATGTTCAAAATGTCAGCCAACTCATCGTTCAGAATGTCAAAGTCGAAATCCGTGTTCATCGTTAATTTATTGTGTACAAGGATGTAGGCTTTCTTCTGCTCCTCTGTTAAATGACTAAGCCTGATGCAATCTGCTTCGTCATATCCCAATTCTTTAAGCGCAAAATATCTTCCATGGCCTTCGATTATGACGTTATTCTCATCTATTGCGATAGGGTCATTGTTTCCAAACTCTTTAATTGATTCTGCAATCTGCTTAATTTGCCATTTAGGATGTTGCTTAGCATTCTTTGAGTATGGTTTTATATCTGTAAGTTTTAATCTTTCAATTTCCATAATTTTTCTAATAAAAATTCCACACTACAATTAGTGTGGAATTAATAATATTAAATTAAACTAAATCATCAGGATATAACATCCATGCCGTCATGGAAATTCCAGATGTGTTTACCTCTCGTCCCTTAAACATCTTTGCCACTTTGATATCGGATTCATACTCTTTTTTTAAAATTTTTTTATTTCTCAGAGCATAAAGCTTTGCCTTTGATTCACCGATGTAATACGACAAATCCTTAATAAAACCATTATAATATTCCTCAAATGTCATCATAAACTATCATCTCTTTTCTTTTGCGCAGCGTCATAATCGGCACTAGGTTTAACATCACTTAAAAACTCATCTAATGGCTTAGTGAATTTTTTGCCCGTATATTTGTAAAAAATAATATTTTCCCGTTCATCTCTTCCACTATTCCAGCCCTGCGGAGCAAATTCTTCGTTAAATTCACACCACGAAATAGGTTCGAATCCGCATTTAGTATAAAATCCATATATACCATCAAATGCATCAAGTTTTATTCCGCCTTTTGACACTGCATCTTTTAATAATGCTCTTCCAGAATCGGATGTACCATATTTTTTACAAACACTTACAATGTCTCCGTTATGTATTGCATATGTGCTGCCAGCCTCTGTAACATAGCAATCCATTTCTTTATAATCATCTTCCGTATAATCACTGGATACACGCCATGCATCTTTCTCTTTCACTGTAGCCTTAGCCTCATCAAATTTTTCTTTAAACTCAGACGCACTGGTTTTTCTAATATTAAGGTTTTTGACGGCCTCTTCCTCTTCTTTTTTGCGTCTTTGCTCCTCATCTATTCTTCGTAAATTCTCAGCAATCGCTTCACTTAAAGATTGACCATTTTTAATAAAAACTTTCGCCTTATTAGGTAATGTCCTCCATACGCCTTCTTCGCCTTTATCATTCGTCATTATAATAACATCCTTTTATGTAAATCTCAATAATAAAACCGCCAACATTATGTCAGCGGCTTACACTAACATAATAGCATATTATAATGCGACTTTCTGCGCATTTTTTCGGATGTATCGCATTACCTTCCGTCTTGCTGTATCTCTTGCCATGAACATGTTCAATCCAATCTGTTCCCACGTCAGCATATGGATGTATCGCATGGTCATGATTTGTCTTACCTCAGAATCTGGACAGGCGTAAATAAACTTCATGATTTTGTCGATTTCAATTTGAATCATTGCCTCTATTGAATGTAGCCTCTCATAAAAAGCTGTTCTCTCTAGCGCAATCCTCTCAACGGCCGAAACGGTCCGTGCTGCTTTAGGCATGCCCGTAAGAGCTGGCGACGCAACTCCAACCTCTAAATCAAGTTTTCTTATTTCATGCTGGATATGTTCTAATTCTCGCTGTAGGTAGTATAGTTTTCGCAATTCTTTTTCAGTCATTCCGCCACCATCCTATTGAGACCTCTCCCGTAACTGTATTCGTCAGAATCTGCACGGTACAGTTTTCAATGATTTCTTCCTTGTCAAAAATAGCCGTCTCATTAATGCATATTTTTTCCGACATAGTGTCTTTTTGATTTTCTTTTTCTTGCGCCATTTTCCAACCGCCTTAGAATATATTCGCCACTAATGCTCGTTAATACTTTCATCCAATCACTTAAAAGAAAACGCCTGATTGCATTTCTGTAGTTTGGCATACTCCAATCTTTACATGCCTGAATTATTATTGCGTTCGCCAATTCTTGATAATTTTCATACCTGAATATCGCCATGATTATCTCCCTTAGTGCTATGTCGTCTCGCAGAATCGTCTTAATAGCAGCATCGTTTAGATTGAATCTTGGACTCGTTTAAGCCTGTCGTAAGCTATTTTTTCTATTCTTTCACATTCGGCAGATTTGTCAGCAATTAGAAGCATTTCCTTACGTTCCTCTTCGCTTAACTTAACCAATGCAATAGGACCGTATTTATCCACCATTTTTCTGTGATAATTTGCATAATCTTCAAGAGATTTAGAATATGCCTTACTTGCCAACTCCCATTCGTTATATGCTGCATCTAAGTTATTTTCTTGTATGTACCTTACAAGAGACGACTCAAGCCTTGAATTGAATTTACCAGCATATTTAATAGCATTAACAATCTCGTCTTTTGTGTAGCGCTCAATCATTCCCAACG